TACGTCGAAGGGCGTCATGGTTGTCAAGGGTGAAGCGAATAAGGATCAGATGGACGCCTTTCGCCGCGATTTCCGAGAAGCCATCAGAAATGCCGCTCAGTACTGGCGTCCGCCAGTACTGCACATTGGTAAGGATGGAGACATTGATTGGGTGCAACTCGATCGCTCCAACCGAGACATGGAGTACGCTCAGTTGATGGACTTCCTGGTGAAGGAAGCCACCTCAGTTTTCCAGATGGACCCAAGCGAGATCAACTGGAAGATTTCTGGGGCAGGTACTAGAGTCAACTTCGACTCGGGCGCAATGCAGAAACAGACGTTATCACAGAGACGGGGTCTGGAACCTCTGCTCACTTTCTTCGCAAACCAGTTGAACACCAACGTGATCTGCCGTTTCGACCCGACCTACGTAGTAGAATTTATCGGTATGGAAAGGTCAAGGAAAGAAGATTCAGAGATCAGGGAGCGTGAGACAAAGACTTTCCGTACAGTGAACGAAGTGAGGCTTGAGTTAGGGCTCGACGAAGTGGAAGGTGGAGACAAAATCCTGAACGAGTTCTTCCAACAGCCAGTTCAACCAGGTGATGAGCCGTTGCAGAGATCGGTTAAGACAGAATATTCGGACGATTACACAATGGTTGATATCGAGCGCGAGCTGAATGGATAATGCCAGCATTACAGGTCCGCCGCAGTAAGCTTCCTTATGAAACTCTGGATGGATGGCAAACCGATGCGCTAGTAGAGTTCGAAAGAATCCGGCGCGTTGGCTTGGAAGTCATCGAAAGAGATATCATGAATTCTACGCCGGACACAGACGACGCAGGACTGCTTGCATCACAAACAGGTGGCGTTCAGAACGATCCAGATCCGAACAATCCTGGCCAGACAATCGGCGAAACAGAAGTCGAAGAAGAACTAGCAACTTCCACTGAATCTGGCCCACTTCTTAAAGCACTAACTCCTCAAGAACAACAAGTCAGGCAAGCGATTGCTGATTTCGAACGGCGACTCGAGTTCGGTGCTCCGTTGAAGCCGGCACTAGGTGAAGTTACCGCCAATCTAATCCTATTGAACATGCCAACTGACGGTGGCGAATTGAGACTTCAACGCGAAGAAGGCAAGACAGCGAAGCTAACTGGAGAAGGGCGCGAGGAAATCGTGCCGCTAGTTTCGGTTGTTTCAGTGCCAACCATTGACACTCTTTCGTTACGAGATGCGTTAATGGGAAATAGATCGAAGCAACCAGTTGCTATTAAGCACCCCAAGATTACAACTTACACGATCATTGAAGGAGCTGAAGAGTTTCTAGCATCCAGGATAACAAGTATTCCTGCAATGCTAATGATTGTGCACCGCCCACGCGATGTTCAACCGTTGCCGTTAGACACGGATGAACGATTCGAAAGATTTGCGATAGAGACAAAAGCAAGAGAGATGGTTCGCGATGTCGTTTATAAACTGCCGTCTCTTTTAGAACCATTCGGTGATCTAGCCCGTCGTTTCAATGAAGAGGTCTTCGCACTACTGTTTTGGGAACGATTATCGCCAGAAGAAGAACGTGTTGAGAAAGTAGCAGAGAACAAAGCCATTCGCCGTGCAGATGCTTGGACAAAAGCCTTTGTTCGCGCGCGCGAAGAAGGGTCAGACGAAGCGGAAGCTTCACGAATTGCACGCGATGATCCTCGTTTTAGGCGCGCCGAAGATCTTGAAGAGGCGGCGATTGATCGAAAGATTAGAGTACAAGAAAAGTGGGAGGAAAGGCGCGAAGAATTTCGCGAAGCGGCACTCGAAAGTATTAAACTAGCAAAGACAGACGGAGTTGGGGATGCTTTTAACATTGAACATATAGATCCACACTTAGTTTTTCACGAAGCAAACAAAGGTCAAAGAGTGGAAGAAGATGATCACAGTCGCGGTTATCCGGGCGGAGCATACGAAGTTGGCGAACGAGTCGAGATAAGAACCGCACAAGGCGAATGGATTCCAGGTGTGGTGAACCGGATAGACGGATTTGACTTGCGCATTAAGCTAGCAAACGGAAGCATGAGGATGATCGCCGATCCTACGAAAGTGAGGCAGGTAGCCAAACTAGACCTCGGGACTAGAGAAGGATTTGACAAAGAGGTCGAAATAGGGTATAATAAGGTTGTGGAGACGAAAATAGACATTCCCAAGTTCAACGTGACTCTGCCAGTGGGTTCAAACTCGCTGCGGATCGAGAATGAACTCTTGCCGTCGACCGAAGAAATGAATTCGACGATGCTCACCGTGAACGAAGAAACTTGGAGAAAGAATTTAGACGCCGCGAAGCGCGAGCGCGATCGACTTTTTGCTGAAGCAAAAGCCAAAGCACATAATCCGAGTTTCCGACCGAACGCGCCGGCAGATTGCGCGAAAGAATTCTTCGAGAAGCGTGGATTACCGCCGCAACGTATCAATAAGAATACTGGCAAGCCCGCTTGCGACAAAGAAACCCTTGCTTCACTCGCCGCGATTGGCGACGATCTTGCGCCGATCGTAATTTTAGCACGCGAAGCGCAGTCGAAAGTTTCGCAACTCGAAAAGTGGGAACCGTTTGCACTCGCCGGCGAAGTTCAATGTAATTGGAATCAACTTGGAACTCCGCACGGTCGTTATTCTTGCGACAGTCCTAACCTACAAAATAGAATACTAGAGATTCGTGAAACAATCGAAGCGCCGATTGGATTCAAATTCTTGAGTGTTGATCTTGGTCAAGCGGAGTACGTCACTTGGGCCTCGCTTTCGCAAGATCCGACGTTGATCAAAGCATTCGGCGAAGGAAATGATTTCCATCAGCAGATGTTCGATGAAATTAAAGCCGCCGCACCGAACTTGAATATTAGTGGTGACGAACGGAAGGCCGGCAAAACAATTAACTTCGCACTTTTGTACTTGATGCAACCGTTCGTCCTTGCGAAACGACTTGGAATTACCGAAGCGGAAGCGCGCGAGATAATTACCGCTTACCAAGAACGTGCGCCGATCGCCACTGCCTATATGATGCGCGTAATTAGAGGATTCCAAAAGACAGGTATCTCGACCACGAAGTTCGGTCGAGTTCGCGAGTTGGCGGAAATCAAAACCGCGAAGCGCGGCCAACTTCACCAGTTGACGAAAACCTTGTGGCACCATCATAACGCTGGAACTGCCGCTGAGGTATTGAAGATCAAGCAGGTCAAATCTTGGAAAGCAATTCGCCGTGCGTTCGAGGTTGAAGATGCGAGACTTGCGTTGCAAATGCACGATGAAGTAATCTTCATGGTGAGGGATGAAATTTTAGACGAAGCGACGGAGTTGGTCGAAGCTGCGTTCGCCGAAGTCATTCCAGGATTCTTGCCGTTTGACGTTGAAGTTAAAACGGGACGGAACTGGTTGCAGATTTCGAAGTAGAACGAGAATGGGCGATGGAAGGCACGGGGATTTATCTAGTGGGTCTCGGGGCAGCTTGGACTGGATGGTGGCTTCGAGGCGTTATGGAAAACTTACACAAGGAAAATTTATGGCAGAGTGCTAGAGAGATTGCTGTAAAATATCCTGAGAACGGGGAGACGCAACAGGCTCTTTATGAACTGGCCAAGCACTTCTAATGATCGACATCGGTTCTTCTGTCGAGATCAAAGAACCTCAAGGTTCAGGTAAGTGGGGCTGGACAGGAAAAACAGGACTCGTCACGGTAGTTGACGACCATTGTTTCTCAGTGCGTCGAGATGACACCGGAAAAGTTGAGCGTGATGTCAGAGAGCACTATCGAGAAGTCCGACCACGATAGACTCCAAGAAGAAGTCACAGAGGCTCTCATTGAGCCATCCTGGGTTTCTGTTCAAGATGCCCTACCTTCTATAGTTGAGTCGTTCAGAGATGGAACGAACTATCACGGTCTTGTAGAAGCCTGGTATCATCAGTTTGAGAAGCACAATCGTCGTGAATCCGCACTATGGACAAGTGACTCGACGAAGCCGAGATGGGTGGTGAACGGTGTCGCCCAGAAGATCGCACCCACTCACTGGAGATATTATCCAGGCCCGCCCATGTGACAGTGGTATAATATAGATATGCCGAAAGATCAGAGAAAAGCATGGGATCCGGAGACGATGGGGTACGGGAAGCACTCGTACACGATAGTTGATCCTGATTCCATCAATGTAGAAGACTTCGCAATAGATATGCGAGGTGACGAACAGCACAGGGGTGATGTTCGTGAGGAGAACACTGCGTATAACGAGAGGCCGAAGAACAACACCATCACACTCGACCTATTGTCTAAGATTGGTACTGTATTCAAGACAAAGGTGCCTGAATGTCCTGGAGTGTGGATGGTGACGAGTATGCCGGCTATTCGTACACCACACGTATTTGTCAGAGCGACTCGGGTGAAGAGCTTTGATGCTGAGGAAAAAGAGTTTGAGTTAGACCCGGATAGTGAGGAACAGGAGCTGTCCTGTGTCGAACTCGGATGTGCTGTAGATGTAGAGAACAAGTTTAGACAAGTGGAAGGAGAAATCCTCGCCAAAGGTAAGCACCAGAATCTCGGATGAGTGAGACCGTTTGGATAATGCAATCAACTCTCTGGGCAGCGTCGCAGGATCGAGCAGCAAGAGAGCTGCCAAGATGGACAAAAGCCTGGTGGCGAAAGGCCCTCGAGATATATTTAGGTCGAGGTGGAAGGACCCAAGAAGATGAGTTTGAAGTCGATGAGTTCACAAGCGCAGACCCAGATAATCGATCTGTTGCAGTGGGTTAAGGAACGGAACCTCTCTGAGGAGACCGAAAGGTGGCTGTGTCCATTTACCAGACGAATCCGAGCTCAGGGACAGATGCTACCACATCAGGCACGGACGGCCCTCCATATACCAACTGTGTCTTCGTTGAGATCGAGAGGAATGAACGTCACTCTCGAGGATGTCGGGGAGTTAAAACTGGCACGATCTCACCGGTTTATCGGGGCGGGGGTCGGCGAGGCCGAGGCCCTCCTGTCCATGTTGCACCAACTCCGTCACGCCCATTCCGTCGTAAGGAACTAAGCTAATGGCTCTGCTGGACCGCGCCACTGAGTCGCGGGTCATGCAGATCGTAAACGCTGTCGTGAGTTCCTTCACTGTGTTCGCGATCGGTCGTGAGTTGGGTCAGACGGTCCCACAAGCAGCGTCCGCCTCCCTCGGTATCACTCAAGCCGGTCGTCTCACTTTCCTCGAGTCGTCCTTTCTAGCAGGAAAGGTGGCTACAGCCATTGGAACCGACGCTCTAAGGACAATGACTGAGCCTCAGCTGGTGTCATTTATCACGAACAATAATATCCTGCTGACTGAAGCTGATCGTGTAACGATCAATGCTATGAAGGATAACACAGAGAGGTGGCTACAAGGTCGAACATCTGCGTGGCAGGCGAAGATGAGAGCTGAAATAGCGGTAGCTGATGCAGCTTGGAGAGCAACTATAGCCTCGACAACCTTTGATAACGCTAACGCTCTGGCAGCAGCGAGGAACACAGCTCTGTCAAACCTTGTCAATAGAGTGGAGGATAGTTCAGCAGATTGGGCGAAAGACGTAGATCGACTGGTTCAGTCGGAAATGAACAACTTCTTTCAAGAGGCACAGATGGCCGATATCGATGGCGAAGAGGAAGTCTACAAGCAGCCAAGAGCGTCAGCGTGTCCTCATTGCCTACGTATATGCGTGAACCGCGACGGTTCGTTCAAAAGGTTCAAACTCAAGGATGTAGCCGGCAACAGTAATATAGGGAGGAAAGCTGCATCATGGGTGTTCACTATAGGCCCCATACATCCATATTGCTACTGCGTCCTGTATCGAGAGAGCGATGTCAGTAAAGGTCCACATAAATCATTGGCAAGAGCCAAACAAGAGTCCTTACACAGGAGCTTGACAAAGAACTCTTGTGGTATATCGGACGACCCAGACCTATTGTTCGAGGATCAGAAGGGTGATCCTAGTCATAATCATCGACCACAGCACGTTAACGTTCTCATAAACGCAGTCAAGAAGGCGTATGGTGACTCTCTTCCGAGGGCGCCCGAAGACTAAGACTCTGATTCACCGTTCGTTTGTTGGTTTAACGAATCTACTCGAAAACAGACAAACGATGTTCGACAATATTCCGGATCTCGAGACAGCGCTAGACCAGGCTGATCAGCCGTTAATCGGCATGAACCTTCTGTTGAAGGCGATTGAGCCTGAGAATGACGATGCTCCATGGCGGTTCGCTGGTATTGCCTCTGACGAGACAGAGGATGTGGAAGGCGACAAGATTCTTCGAAAGGCCCTTGATGTAACTTACGCAGCACAGCGCGGGTACGTCAACTGGGATCACAGTCGGAAGCCGGGTGATCAGATTGGCTTCCTCACCAAGTGTGAAGTCCTGAATAAAGGCCGTATCACTGAGCTGAGAAAGAGCTTTGGAGAGGAAATCTCCGATACGGCGACAGTTTACGTGGAGGGTGAGTTCTACAAGCACATACCCACCGCAAAAGAAACCTTCGCTCTGCTGAAGTCCGTTCCTGCTGGCGCAACAGGCCCCGGGTTATCGCTCGATGGAGCGGTAGCTCGGGACCGCACTAATGGAGGAGTGGTCAAAGCCTTTGTTCGGGGTGTGGCTATTACACCAGCGCCGGCCCATCCCCAAACAGTAGCTCGCCTTAAGAAGTCCCTGCAGATCTACGACACGATCCAGGGTCTTGATGGTCAGCTTCCCTCCGACCTACCAGCAGAGATTGCCCACCTGGTCATCCAAGAATTAAAGAAGAGTGCCGAGTCTGTAATACCTCCGGCACTATCTCACGACGAGGCGGTTCTGTTTGTATTGCAGAAGCGACCGCACTTTACGTACGAGCTTGCGAGTAAGCTCGTTCGGTACACGATGCAGAAACTGGAAAGAGGAGTTTAGAACTCATGGGTGAAGAGACAAAAACCGCTGCTGCCAAGGGCGATGAGTCCGGCAAGGTGACGGAAGATGAACTTCTCAAGAGCCTGACTGATCTTGAAGGCAAGAAGCCTGACGAGAAAAAGACGCCGGAAGAGCTGAAGGTGGAGACTGCTGCTCTCGAGAAGAGTGCCGCAGACAAGATCAAAGCTGATGCCAGCGAAGAGCTGAAGAAATCCCTCGACGTCAGTTCTGCATTATCAGAAATCACGAGCTTACTCGGTGCTCATGTCGATGACAGCCTGGAAGCTCTCCAGAAGTCTGTCGACGCATCCGCCCAGCGCGACTTGAAGTTCGTCGCGATCCTGGAAGGGTTCCAGAAGAGCATCGGCGAACTCGCCGAGAAGATTGCCGAGTTCGGTGGTCAGCCTGCCAAGAAACCTGCCGCAGTAGTCGATGATGGCAAGGTGGAAGTCCTGAAGAAGAGCGTCGACGGCGAGGAGCTGGACGAGTCCGGCAAGCCGAAGGGCGAGATCACCAGGGTCGCGGTGTTGAGCACGATGGAGCGTCTCGCCAAGAGCGCGGACATCGGCAGCGAAGACAACCACCGCTGGACTAGCGCCGCGGTCAAGTTCGAGTCAACCGGTCAGATCAGTAACCATGACGCGAATGGCTGCCAGCGCCTACCGAATGGCGGATGCCATCCGCGCCGCCGGTGCCTTACTGGTGATGGGAGGACCCCACGTCAGTGAGGTGCCTGACGAACCGATCGGACGAACAGAGGAACCTCGCCACGCCGACG